TGGTTCTAGCAGATACTGCTACCATTGGTATATAGTTAGGGTCCATTCTTGTTTGAGCCGCAATATGTTCTCTTTCTCTACGTAATGACTCTGGGTCATCGGTAGTTACCATTAACATACTTGCAGGCATTTTTCTCTCATAGAAATATCTATATAAGTTTTTGTCCATACCTACTAAGGTCAAAGCCTTTTCAAATATTGTAAGTATTGGTGACCATCCATATGTTTCGGTTGGTGAGAATTTAGATAAATGAATTATCTCCTTATCAGTAAAATACATATGCTGGTTTCTATGGTAATACTTATACATAGCAGGGTGAAGGTTTACAGTACAATCATCTTTAGTACATTTAGTTGATTCTTCTTGTACTACTTCTCTGTGTATAGGACAAAGGAAATGTGCATTTTTTGGCAGACCGGCAGAATCTAAATCAAATTCTACTAGAGCAGGGTTTAACCTTCTAATTTCTGTTGGTCTAGATGTAATGGAACCATCACCATTATCCGTATATTCTTTAGCAATATATAAGAAGCCATCATCTAAAGCGTTTACATCATGGTGAAATTGTCTCATGACTTCTTCTAAACTTTGGTCAAAAACATTACAATCTCTTATCCATTTCACTAAACGTATTTTTTGTTTTTCATCTGGCTTTTCAATTTTAGGGACAATATCTATACCACGTCTAAAAACCTCACTAGTTATATGTCCTAGTGGGCCTCTTATTTCTTCAACGGACATAGTAATAGTTTGTAAGTCTTGTACAAGCTGCTGACGATATGCCATTTGATGTCGAACCCATGTATTTACAATAGAGTCCAATCCAATTGTTGGGGCTTTGGATGTTTCCCCTGCAGATTTCATAACACCTAATAAGCTAATTTGTTTATTTAAATCCGCCATTTGCTGTTGCATTTGGGGTACTTGAGGCATGTAGTCAGATAATTTCATTATTAATCCCTGCTTAGTTTAGTCATATCTTGCATAGAAACTAGTTTTAATATATTGTCCATAGCTTTTTCTTTAAGCTCGAACTCTTCTGAGTGAGAAGCTACTCGTTCAATCTTTTGTTTCTCACCATTTGTTTTGTCAAGTTCTGCTCTTAACCTGTCTATTTCTATATCTTTTGATTCAATCTGGTGTTCTAACTCAGCTGTATCAACATCTGAGGTAAAATTAACATTCTCTAAGACACCTTGGCTACCAGCTTCTTTTACTAAGGCTATAAACTGCCCTTCAGATAACACAGTGACCGCTGGACTTTCATCAGGGATATCATCGTCAGCATTCATGCTTTTTAAATCTTCATGCCAAGTATTTAATACTCTCCATGTTCCAGCTTCGTCCTTTAAAGCTACATACTGCTGCCCTGACTCCGCCATCATATTACCTAAAACCATAATACTCTCCTAAAAACTTTTCTATTTATATTATACTATATTTTTTGTATTTACTACGAAACGGCACAAGCACTCCACCCACAAGTCTTACAGGTGTGACAACCAGACTCAAAAATTATATTTGGATTATCACAACAATTGTGTTCTGGTAAAGTCATATTTTGTTCTATCATTTTATTCTCCATTTCAAATCCATCCAACGTAGGTTGCTCAACTTTTTCTTTATTCCCTTTTACTAAAACTTCTTTTTCACGACTTCCTGCTCTATATACTGTAATACCTTTACACCCTTCTTCCCATGCAAGCATATAAGCATTCTCTACATCTTCCGAAGTAGCAGAATTTGCAAAGTTTATTGTTTTAGAAATTCCTGAATCGCAGGCTTTTTGAAAAGCTGCTTGCATTAACACATGGTCTTCAGGAGAAATTTCAGGAGCAGTAGCATATACCGCTTTTGCCCAATCTGGAACTTCGGGTACAGATTCTAAGGTACCGCCTTCGGCTAAGTAATCCATTAGGTCTTCTGAATAAAAATTATGTTTTTTAGCATCTGACTCAAAATATTTATTTATATAGTTTAAAGTTTTACCTTCTAGTATGTTTTGTTTCTTCCAAGCTAATGCAAATGTAGGTTCAATTCCACTAGATGTATCAGCTATCATTGATATTGTTCCTGTTGGAGCAACCGTTAATCTACAGTGATTTCTAAATCTTTCTGTTTCTCGGTCGTAGTTACTGTCCTCCCAAGCTGGAAAAGTACCTCTTGATTCTGCAAGTGCTAAAGATTTTTTATCAGACCAATCTCTAACTTTAGACATAATAGATAACCCAATGTCTTTTGCTAAGTCAGAGGAATAAGGAATTTGCATTTGTATAAGTAAATCAGCAAACCCCATAATACCTAATCCAATTTTTCTTGTAGCCTTAGTCATCTTTTCTATTTCAGGTGTAGCATATTTATTTGCATCAATAACATTATCTAAAAAATGTACTGAGGTGTTTACTACTTTTTCTAATCTAGACCAATCTATTTTTTCTTCCCATCCATGAGTAGGCCCCTCAGAAGGAGTATAAAATTTAGCCAAGTTTATAGAACCTAAATTGCAAGATTCATTCCCAAGTAATGGTTGTTCACCACATGGATTAGTAGCAATCATTTCTCCATACTGACTAATAACATGATTGTCTTTATTAACTCTATCTAAAAATATCATGCCGGGTTCACCATTTCTCCATGCCCCAGCCACTATTTTGTTAAAGACATCTCTTGCATTAAGAGTTCCTGCTATTTCGTTAGTCTTAGGATTGATTAAATTATAATCCATATTATTTTTAACGGCTTTCATAAAATTAGAATCTACTCCAACTGAAATATTGAAGTTGTGGATTTCTCCTTCAACAGATTTACAAGATATAAAGTCTAATATATCTGGGTGATAGATAGACATAACAGCCATATTAGCCCCATCTCTCTTACCACCTTGGGTAATCATAGAGGACACTCTTGAAAGTGTCTTAAGTACTTCTATGGGACCACATGCAATTCCATGAGTAGATTGTATTTTATCTCCTCTAGGTCTCAAGTGAGATAAAGAAAATCCTGTACCTCCACCAAACTTCTGGACCATTGCAGTATCAGAAGCAGCTTTCATAATATCTTCCATACTATCTTCTAGGGGTAAAACAAAACAAGCAGATAAAGTACCTTGTTCAGTTCCAGCATTCATTAATGTTGGTGAATTAGGTATAAACTCTAAAGTTGACATAATAGAATAAAAATCTTTAGCTGTCAGTTCTGCCTCTACATCTAAGTCCATGTAGTCAGTATCAATTTTAGATACTGCCTTAGCCACTCGCATAAACATTTCTTCAGGAGTTTCAATAACTTCATTGTTTGAATTTTTTAAGAGATACCTGTGCTTTAATATAATATTAGCTTGGTCTGTAATTAGGGCTTTGTTTTCAATTTGTGTGTTTAGTTTATCTCTTATTATCATTTTTTAATAGTCTCCTGTTAGTTATTTATTTTCTGTGTCCACAATATAGACAAAGTCCTCGTTCTGGTACCCAAAAGTTTGGATTGCAAACAGCCTCCTTGCATTGCGGATTTGGAGCTGACTCAGCTATAACACTAGGGTTAACTGGCTCCATCTGTAATGGGTTAGAAGCAGGTGTATCGTTAGGGGTAGCCCCTTTCATCTCATCTTGTCCTTGCCTTCTGCTTTCGGGGGTCTCACCCGGACTCATAGCATTCAACCAATCCGTAGCACTGCCTAAGTCCACAAATTTATATGCCGTGTCATGAACAGCCTGTAAAGCCATAGCAATTGAAAAAAAAGCATCACCATGTCCCATAGGGGTATCAGGGGCTTTCAAATCATTACTGACTGACAAAATCTGTTGCTTCTGTCGCTCATCCTTTATTAGTTTTAATATACCATCAAGAGCAAATTTTTCGAAGACATGTGCCATGGTATTTTTACTCTTTCTTGTGAAATGCATAGACCTCCATCGAACGTCTAATCCACGGTCTTCTAACTCACCTCTGGTGTTATCTACATAGCCTGAATTTAAATCAAAGTTTTCTGCAACTTCATTTAAATATTCAATTTGGTCTGAGTAACTCCAGCCTTCTAAAAAGGATTGGTGAACTTGTTCTATTTTTTCTCCTCGTTTTCTGAATATAACTAGATGCGAAGGATGTCTTTTTTTCCCCACATCAAACCCTCCGAACATTTCGTCCCCTGTTTCCCAGCCTGTATATTTTTTTGTTGCCGGACAAGACCTTAAAGTTTCATCTTCACAATTTACTATATCCTCCTCATGAAAATAAGACTCTGTAGCAAAATGAGGAATCAACATAAACTCAGAAGCAAATGATTTAGGTCTGGCTTTTTGTTGAGCCAATAAATATTTCTCATCCATTATCTCAGGAGCTAAAACCCTTCGTCCGGGTACTGGGTCTAATGCAGGAAGAACTCTAGCTTTAAATCTAGGGTCTTCTTGAAGCTTTCCTAGTAAATCTCCCGGCATCATAGGTGTTCCAACCACAATTACAGGAGCTTCTTTCAATGGTATGAATAAGCTTTCTGTCATAAAATGGTCTTCAACCTTTGTTATTTGCCCCATATTCAAAGGATTCTCTGGGTCTCTTAAAACGTCATCCGCAATCAGAGCTCCATTCACGTGCATACCCCGCTTAAAAGAAAATAATCCTCCATGCATTATATCCATAGGTTTGTTGTTCTTATAAAACCTAGCAGAAAAATCTGCTTTAGGGTTTCTGTTTACAAGTAGTTCGGGGATAATAGGATTTCTAGCAACAGTTTTATTTATTTCAGCAATGTGATACCTTGCCATACCATCACTATAAGATAAATAAAGTATAGACATATCTCTAGGAGCTTTTAATAATCTCCATACGCTAAAGGCATGTCCTAAAATAGTTGATTTAAAGTGTCCTCTAGGTAATACACCTACGTAATTCAAACCAGTTTCTAAGCATTCTTCAATGTCTTCTGCAAGTAGACTTACATGCCAAGCTTTAAAATACTCAGGGTTATCATAAGAAAGAGCCCAGATGTTCTCAATAAAATCTCTGAAAGAACCAACTTCATATTTCTTTTGGTCCTTGAGACCATCAGAAAGCATGTTAAATGCTCCCTCGACACTAATAATGTCTTTAGCCATATTATATATCCCTGTGTTTTTGCTCGATTGTTTTTAGTTTTACTCCAATCCTTTGTAAAGTTTCTTGGTCAGCTACTTCTTCAATCAAAACATTCATAATATCTTGAACAAACTCAAGGTTTATCATTCCTTGAAGTACTTCCCTTTGACCTTTTATTCCAATATCTGCCGCCCTAGCTGCATCTAAAGCTCTATCAAAATGAAGTTCTGTCATTTCTCTCGTTGCTTTATTAGCTATCTCAGTATAACCATCTAGTTGTTCGGCTTGTAATCTTGAAAATCTTTGACCTTCTGATTCAGCTAAATCTCTTTGGTTGTCCGCTATAGCAACTGCTTTTTGTTCGCCCCATTTTTCTTTCTTAGCCCACATATATATTGTAGGTGGTGCTACAGCATGTTCATCTGTAGAAATTTCGTTAGCGATTTGTTTAGCTGTTTTATTTCCTTGAAGAAATAATTCCATAGCTTTTAATTTAATTGTTTCTGGGATATGTTTAGGCATAATTATTGATATATATTGTTATCGTCCATCATTCCATAACCATCATCAGAAGCATGTTGGGAATCAATGTTCCCTCCTAAGGGGCTTCCATCAGAGTTTAGAAATTGTGAAAAGTCCCAATATCCTGTTTTATCTGTATGTGCTGTATAACAACTCGGAACTTTTATTTTTGCCCCATGAGGTAGTTTTACTTCATTATATTCCATTCCTATTTCACCTCTAGTACAAATCCCAGCCCATATATGTTCTTGCTCTACAATTGGTTTATAGTTTTGTCTTTTTAAAAGAGTACCTGTAGTTCGTTGCAAGCCTTTCACTTCCTGATTACTAGCACATTTAGCAAATTTACACCAAATAACTGTGCCATATTTCTTTTTTACGTCTTCAATAGTAGGTAAATTTTTGGGATATTTGTCTTTATATTCCCTTTTCTTTACTTCCTTCTTACCGGGGAAAGCCATCTGAAACCCCCGTACCACTTTCTGTAATCCACCTGAACCTATCATACTAGAACCTCCTTTTGTTCCATAACGCAATGCATGCTGCATCAGCGTAATCTTGTTCTGGGAATTTATCTCCCCACTTTTCTATGGCAAACGCCTTTATATCATCTTTTTTAGCATTGCCCTTACCAACAATAATTTTTTTCCACCGTCTATTATCTATAATTGTAGTAGAAATATCTTCTTTTAATAGAAATGCCCATGCTGCTCCAACTACATTTGCTATAGCAATTGTTGCTTTAGGGTTCTGTATAAATATAGCTGCCTCAATAGCAGCAAAATCTACTTTATTTATTGTACTTAATTCTTCTGAAAATTCTCTAGTCATATTAGGAAATCTTAAGTCAAAAGATTTTTCCTTGCTATGCCATTTATATAAAGAAACAAGTTTTTCTTTATCATCTATGAGTGCTCCATGTATAGCTAGACTTGAACAGTCCAATCCTAAATATCTAATCTTGAGCCCCCTTAGTCCTTAGAGTAACAACTCTACTTACAGTCCCGTAAGCCTTGCGATAAGTTTCCAACAACCCTTTTACAATACGTAATTCAGCCTCTTGCTCAATAACATCTCTCTTGACCTGTTTTAGTTGTTTATTTTCTGTCATAATCTCACCCCGAATCTCATCTTTTGTAGGCTTTTTCTTGTTTTCGGCTTCATATTTTTGACCGAGTTTGTACAAAGAAGCAGAATAGCCTTCATTAAATGAAGCTTCTAGAGCTCCTAAAGTAGCTTCAATTGTTGCTACCTTTGTTTCTAGAAAGGCTTCATAGCCGCCATACATAGTTAAGAACCCCTCAAGTTCTTTATCAGAATATTTATCTAACTCTGAAAAATTTAGGTTTTCTCTTTCTGCTAGGTCAGGACTAAATATAGGTATACCTAATAATTCTGCTTTCTTTCGAGCTCTACCCAAAGCTTTCATTGGGGTCCATTTGGTTTCTCTTTCTTCCATTAAATTAAATCTCCACCTTTCTACAAGCACACCATGTAGCTCCCCCGCAATTTTCAGGTCTAGCTAACATTTCTTGAATAGTAAAACATCTATTTAAAATATCATCCCATGCTTGTATATTACGTTCAACCAAAAAGCTTTTTATTTTCTGGTCATTTTTATTCTCATATAAAACTGTTCCTATATCATAATTTCCCATATTTAAATATATTTGAAGTTGGACTGAGTGCTCTGGCTTTGGACTTCTAAGCTTACTAAAACCATTAGTATTTATTGATTTTAACTCTACAGGCATATGATTGTAAGTAGCATGATTAATTATAAAATCAATCCTTCCAGAAATAGGTGGAATATCTTGTTTTACTGATAATTCTCTATCTATTAAAATGTTTAATTTAGATAACCATTTGTCTACACGGTCTTCTAAAGAGTTACCGTTTTGAAAAATTCGCTCTAATTTTGCTGGTAAAGTTTGGTCTATCATTAGCCCGTTATAACAGAGCCACAAATATCTGTCACAAGGGTTACCTAAAGCTGATGGGTAGAACACTCCTGCTTTAGGAGCTTGCATGACACCCTCTAAAGAAGCGTCTATCATCTCTTCTAACCATAGGTCAGCAGGAGCATTGACAGTAGTTTTCCTAGACTTTGCCGGTTTTTTTACTGACTTAATTTGGTTAATTCCTGCCATAATATATCCTTAATTTTTTTTAATGTTTTTTCTTTTATGTGTAAAATATACTCTATGTCTTCCATAGACTCTAAAACCTTATCTCTTTTTCTATCCCTCTTACCTAAATGTCCATATACCCCATCTGCCTCAACTACCATTTTTAGTTCTGGTATATAAAAATCTACTATATATGGGTGGTAATAAGCCTGTTCTTCATACCGTAACCCAAACTCATCTAAGCATCTAGCAATTAAAATTTCTTGGTCTGTATAATCTCTAGGAGGTAAGTTCACTTTTCATCTCTTCAAATAGTTCTGGGCTAGCTAAAAATTCATTTTTAATACCATTTAATCCTTGAGCATTTATATCCTTATACTTATACCAAGCACCCTTTTTAATTATTACATTCTGTTCAAGCCCATCTCTAATATAAGTTTCAACTAAGTCAATTCCTCCCTCAACTCTAAAAGGAACAAGTGCAGAATCCCAGTTTTCTCCACCAGTTTTTGTTTTTCTTAACCTAACATTCATGTCGAATCCAACCTTTTTATCCCCTTCGGTTATCCAACCTTTTCTTTGTACTTGAAGGATAGAGTGGGAAAAGAATACTTGTCCTTGACCTGCTGGCATGTTATCTAATGCAACTGGACCCATGCTAGCACGGACTTGATTTATTGCCACAAAAGCAGAACCATTTTGTAAGTGGGGAAACAGTTTTGGAAAGGAGCTATTTACAAATCTTGCTTGCCAAGCCATTGGATTATAACCAAAATCTTCTACAGATACATTAGAAGGAACTAATCCTGCAATGCTATCAAGTACAATTACCTCAAATCCAGCTATCATAGCTTCTCTTATGTGTTCCATTGCCTCTTCTCCTGTAGTAGGTTGAGAGACTAGTATCTTTTGGTCATCAATTCCACAGGTAGCCATCCAGTCCTTATCATAAGATAACTCAGTGTCTACCCAAACAGCTTTTCCTCCCAGCTTTTGAGCATTTACAACTATCTGTGAAGCTAAATAAGATTTCCCTACATTAGTTGGTCCGTATATAAGAGTCATTTTCTTAAAAGGTATTCCTCCACCAGTAAGCCTGTCTAGTGCTGGAACATTAAAGGGTATTCTATTTGTAGTGAAGCTATCACTATCCCCTTTTTGAAAGTTTAGGTTTTTGTTTTTTAATAATTTTTCAATTGCATCTTCTGCATTTTTATCCATTTTTATATCTCCTGCGAACTGTTTCTGCCCAAGCTAAATAAGTAGCACAAGTCTGTATTAGTTCAATAAATAATTTAGTTTCGTTTTGTCCATACACCTCTCTAGCAATATCACCATTTCTTTCAACGGTAATAATGTTCCACCAAGAATCATCGTGGTCTTGAATACCCCATATTTTATCTTGCCGCTCTCTTTCTGCTAGCACAGCTTCAAGAACTACCATTCGAATAGATTCAGAGGAGTTACTTAGAGTCATCTAGCATGTCCTCAATTTGGGTATCTACTTTATCTTTTAGTACATCCCAAACAACGTCAGCAACTACTTTTGCTTCCTCAAGTTGGGCTTCTAGTGGCAACTCCGTATCTATCTGGTCTATTGTTAAGTCTACTCTACCATATTGGTTTTGTTCTAATGGACCCACTCTAAATGTAAATCCTAAATGTGCACTAACTTTTGGCATTTGCCTTCTCCTTTATTCCTTTGTATGTTTTCACAAAGGGTAATGTTTCAATTTCTTTTTTTGGTATTGGGTGAATCCAACTTAAATAGGTTGGATTTTGAGCAGGCTTGTCAAAAGGACATTTTTCAAAGTCTTTTGTAAGATGCTTGTTTTCTAAAAACCATGAGCGTATTTCATCCATAGGGGCTTTATACAAAGTGTCTGTCGTATTGCAATAATGTAAAAGCCATTCTGCTTCGGTTGAGAGAAACCATCCTATCTTCTTTGCTTCTTCGTTACTTATAATTTCAAAAGCTAAATTGTCTGTCCTACCTGCCGCCAAATCATTTTTTATTTCTGCTGTAGTCGTTCTTCCATCATCGTAAATAAGATTCACGTCAAGGCCCATGTTTTGATATTTTTTAATATTTGATACATCCTCTACATTTTTTATATTCTTTCGCCCTGATAGCCAATCAATTATTAGTTTTTCTCCTTCGTCACCAACTGGAGCTTTTTGCTCCCAAGTATGTACTTTCATTGGTTATTCTCCTCATCATTAAAATGCAATAGTAACATCGCATAGTGTATTATCTTTAGTATATCTTTACGAGGTGTTCCTTTTTTATCATATCGGGAAGCGTACTTGAGAATGTTGCTCCTGCAGAAAGCTTTAGCGTCTCCACAAGCTGCTATAAAGTCTAATGTCTGAACTTCACCCTCACTGTAGTGCTGGTCATATGTGTTATCCACATAGTCAGATATTTCTTTTAGTATCGTTTTTTCGTTGTATTTTCCCATTTGTTTTTCCTACTTATATTCTAGCAGTTTTTTAGTCCCAGTCAATGTAGTCTTCCAGCTCCGCAGGTTTATAATTTTTCTTGGTCGCCCACGAAGGAGAACAGACTTCCATATCAACCTTTAATGGTACATTTAATGTGTTCTCTTCAAGTAAACTCTGTATTTTATATGGAATAGTATTAAACTCACTGTCATGTATTTCACATATAATTTCATCATGTACTTGTAATAGAAGATTACTTTTTTTGTCTAGTAAGTAATCATCTATAACTAACATTCTTTCACTAAGGATATCTGCACTAGTTCCTTGTACAAGATAATTTACCCCTTTATAAGCAAACTGAGGGTTTATTTTGTACTGTCTCCCATATCTATTTTTTACCATCCCTCGTAATTCTACCTTTTTTACTACTTTGTCAAAAAAATCTTTAGAACCCTCCATTCCCTCAAAGTATTGTTTCTTAAACTTACCTGCTTCCCTTGGATTAGTTCCTAGTTGTTGTGCAAGTTTTTTATTACCAATACCATAAATAGTGCCGAAGGTTATAGCCTTAGCATATTGTCTATACTCTTTAAATCTAGGGGAGGACTCGTCTATACCAAAGGCTAACTTAGCCGCCTCACTATGAAAATCTACATCATTCTTATTTAAAATAGCGTCTATGGTTTCATTTCTAAAATAAGACATAAATACCCTAACTTCCATCTGTTGGTAATCAAACCCTATTAGGGTATGGTTAGGACGAGGTACAAATAACCTGCGGATAGCTAATTGTTTAGTATCTGAATCATTGTAGGTATCACCCCCCATAAAAGACCATGTAGATAACACCTCATCAGATAATTCGGTATCCATTGTTATTCCCTTTTGGGATACCATAGCAGATATATTATTACGAATGTCTATTTTATCTTGGTCTGTTAAATCTCTCTCGTGTAGTTTAAAATGATTTCTTGGGATATTCTGTAAATTAGGTTCTCTAGAAGATAATCTTCCGGTAGCTGTTCCCCAATTACAAAAATTGGTGTGCATAACATCAGTTTCTAAATAGGGGTCAAGATATGTAGAGCCAAGTTTTTCTAAAGTTCTGTACTGTCTTATTAGTCCTGCCATTCTGTGATTTATATTTATTAGAGCCGCCTCATTCCAAGACTCATTCCCTTTACCGGTCTTCACAGGAGACTTAATGCCCATCCCGTTAAAGACTTCTCCTATTTGCTTAGGGCTTGAGATGTTAAATTCTTCTTCTGTTTTACCACATAAGGCAAGTATTTGCTGTCTTACCTCACCTAAACGCTTTAATAAAGCAGTTTTTGTAGCAACAGCATAGTCTTTATCTACTGAAATACCCAGCATTTCCATCTTAAATAAAACCTTACTAAGCTTTTTTTCCAGCTCAAAGACCTTATTCTGACCAGTTTTTTCAATCTTTTTTAAGTAATCGTTATAAATTCTAGCTGTTAATATAACATCTTTCTTACAATACTCTCCTAAAAAGTCCGGTGGAGCCATAGAAAAGTCTTTATTCCACTTATTAGACCTTAGAAATTTCTTTGTGTCAATATCATATTGAACAGCCGCTTCTCCGTAAGCACGCTTCCCCGTAGGTGTTAAGCCTAACTCCTTGATGTCTGAATGTTCGATGAGTCGAACCATAACGATTACATCAATAAGCTCTTTACTCGTAACGTCCAAACCGTCTTTTTCTAAAAAATGTAAATCAAACTTTAAATTATAACCCACATAAGATTTAACCGACTGGTTTAAAATAGATATAAGTTTTTGAAGTGCTTCCGTTTGTAGGTTTTCTCCAAGATGATGCCTGAATGGGTAGTATTGCACAAGTCCATCTGGGTTAGGAGAACCGACTCCAACACCACAGATTTGGTTAGACCCGTAAGCATCTAACCCATTCGTTTCGACATCAACTACAAGAGTCGGTGCTACCTCTAATACCGACTGTAGCTGCTTGAGACTTTCCTCAAAGGTACGATTATTTACAACCGACACAGTCTCAATTAAAATAATTCATCATCATCGTCAGCTGTTGATTTAGCTATATCAATGATGTCAGTGTTGCCATATCTTTCTAGATAATAGTCTTTTATAAGAGGTAGCTCTTCAGTTTCTTTTACTTTATCAGCAGGTATCTCATCTATTTTAGGAGTAGCAGTAATTGAATAAGAAGTATCAAAGGCACCAGCCCCAGTTCTTTTTATTCTTAAAACTCCTTTGTTCAATGCACCCCAATCGCTGTAAACATCTACTAATTGATTCCAAACATGGTCACTTCTCCCAAACCCTAAAGGAACAATTCTAAAATCATTTATATCTTCTCTAAACACCTTCTTGCCTGCTGGACCTTCTATTTCCATCCAGTCCTCGCTACGCTTCTCGGAGTGAATTATGTTGTGCACATACGCCCAAAAAGCAAACTTGTGGGAAGGTCTTGCATCTTCAGGTACACCACTTGTATCTACCTTCTCGTCCTTTATTAGATTTGTCCAACGATTGCCTACCCTAAAGGTATACAAATATATCTCATCTAAAAATTTGTCGTTTTCTTCTCCCGTTGCTACAGAAGTTAGAAATAACTGGTCTCCATCTTTTAGCCACACTTCTCTTCCCGCAGCTCTTTCGGGCAAGGGTCGTTTAGCGTCATCTCTGCCTTGGGCAATTCTGGCTATTCCACTCATATAAATCTCCTCTTTTTAAAATATTGTTTTATTTTTCATTACCTTATGCAAGGTACTTATGTCACTAATTTCTTGTACATCTTTATATTTTTTTGGTAACTTTAAATATGATATAAAAAATCTACCCTCCATGTCAAGTGTGGCTTTATGGATTCCTTTTTTACCAGCATCGTCATTGTCTAAAGCTAGCACCACTTCTTGGGGGTGTAAAGAACTTATCAACTCTACCTGCTTTTTCGATACACTAGCACCCAATACAGCAACACTTGAATAACCAAATTGACTCAACCACATACAATCTAAAGCTCCTTCAACCACATATAACGCCTTTGTGTCATACAATTGGTTTATACCAAATAAACTTTGAGATTTAGCAAAGCCTTTAGAAAATAAATATTTAGGTATTGCTTGTTTTCTTCGTGCTATCCAACCTAAAACTTCATCATCCTGTGTTTCTACCGGTATCATAAAATCTAAAAATTCATTTACCCTACAACCCCACTTCATAGTTGTCTCTTGAGTAAACCCTCTATTGTATATCCAGTGGTTCACAGGGATATCTTGTAATACATCCGGTTGTTTATAGGGTTCTGGAGTTTCTATTATCTCATCAATGTCATCCAACATAGAAAAATCTAGTTCCCATGCCTTAGCTTCAAACTCATCTTCTATCTCATCCCAAGATTTACCTGATAACTTCCAAATAAAATACTTAAGATTACCTTGTCCACACCCTGCAAAGCAAATCCACACCCCTTTGTCCAAATTGATAGAACAGGACTCTCTTCTATCTTCGTGAAAGGGGCAATGAATTATAAATTGTTCTTCATTTGGTACTGATATACCATATTTAATTAGTACAGAGTACCAATCTATCATTATCTATCCTTCTTATTTTTTCTTAAAAATAGAACCACCTCATTACGATATCCATTTTCATCAGAAGCAATACCTTTACGTATGTCTCCTACTGTGATATCCATAATAGGTCTTCCATATCCCTTACTTCTTGCAGATTTTACAACAATATTGCTATCGTCTTTAGTATTACTGCTTGAAAGCCAGTCTAAGATTCCCATAATAACCTCCTGTTTTTAAAAGTCTTCCCATTCATAATCAGGGAGCTCTTCTATATTTCCATTATTTACAGCCCATTGCATCACCGTTAGGTCTTTTGCTAACTCACCATCACGGTATTTTTGAAACTGTACTAGTCTCTTATCATCCTCGTGTTCTAAAGCACACATAGCTATAGCTACATCCGCAGCTCTTATTAAAGCATCACCAAATGCTACTTGGTCAGCTCTAGGTGGAGTAAACATATTAGCTGCATCCCTTGTGGCCTGTGTAGAAACCATAATTGGAGTATTAGTAGAAGTTGCTAAATTCTTTAGCCCATAAAACAACGAGTGGGACTGTTCCCAAGCTGCTTTTTTTGCATCAGAAGTAGCAACTAAGTATACCCCATCAATTACTACAAATTCTGGGTTATGCTTTCGCACCAAACCAGCAATAGCCTCAATTGATATTCCCATCTGTCCTGAAATATGGTCACAAATTAATAAGGATTGCGAGTCTGATTCTTCTAGAAATTTAATATACTCTTCCTCGTTTATTGGTTCTCCATGCCTCAAGGCTTTGTGGGACAGATTATAGCCCTTCATCTTAGCTAAAACTACATCAAGTCTCATGTTTATAGCAGTATTGGGCATCTCAGTAGATATCAATAAAGTCCTTATACCATGATTGACAGCTGTAGCTGCTGCGTGTACACACATCCAAGTTTTACCAATGGTAGGTCTAGCAAACATAGCAATCAATTCGCCCGGCATCCACCCAACACCGGATGAATTAATACTTTTAAAGCTAGTGGGTATCCCCATTAAACCATCACCCATTTTTCTTTTAGCAGTTCTTTCTTTCCACTCATCTAAACGAGTTAATTTACCACTATCGTATGCTTGAACGTCTTCATCAAAAACTATTTCAATATCTGTTAACCCCACCATAATATTTGATAGTGCTTTTTTGGGGTTTTCTTTTACTAGCTCTCTTTGTTTTTGTACTGTAGATACTACCGCTCTCTGTAAGACTTGGTTTTTAAAAATCTCTACAGCATACTCAAAATTAACTGATTGTGAAGTTTTATCTAAAGTAGGAAAGTTTTCCGCTAGCACTTCGGGTGAAGCAAATTCTCCATATTTATCAAAATGATTTAATACAAATTTATAAGCATCTCCATGCCTAGCAAAATCTTTCTCAGTATGTTTAAAAGAACGTAAATTAATTTTTGTGTCTAACCCAAAGATTAGGGCTGATTCAATATATTCAAAGTTCGGCATTACTCTCCTTTTTTCGTGTACAAGACTCTATTTTTATCAGAATATATTAAATAGTTTACTTGAGGAGTATTGTAACTGTCAACCACGGTCTTTGCGTCCTCAAACGTGTCATACTCACCTTCAGTCCAAACATCGCCTCCGGCCTCCTCGGCTATAACTCTAAACAAACTTTTCGATATTTTATTCTTTGGTTTTTGTATCAGTCTTCCTTTTCGTCTTATCCGTCTTGGCATAAGCCCACTCCCTTAATTCTTTTATAACTTCTTTTAATCTTTTTCTTTTTGATGCTGTAGGTAACCATGCAGAATCTAAAAACATATATTCACGCCACAATTTTCTCATTTTAGGATTACCATATCTTTTTATTGACCAATATATTTCAGGATTATCTGGAATCATATAATAACGTATACCTGCTGTAAAATATGGTACAGATACTTTTCGGTCATTTCTGTTTATACAGTTTAATATCGCACATGCAACATGAGCAGAACCATGCTCTTCTATGTTATTTTTTAATTTATGCATCTCATTCCCAATAAAACCAACACCTTTATACTCAGCCTTATATTTTTCTTTATATAAAGCACCAAATAATTCGTATAAATCTTTAGCATTTAATTTATCAAGGGCTATCTGTTTCATCTGACTCGGTTTTAAATTTGTCTCTTAAAGATTGTCTTACTTTATAAGCAGACTCTCCTAAATCTTCGGTAATTTCTTCCATGGTCAAACCCTCTAATTTTAGCTGTAAAAATAATTTTTCTTTATTTTCTAACCCTTGAGCTTCTACCCATAAATTTGCTTCGATTTCATCTGAATAAGTACCGGGGTCAATTAAAGCTTTAGATATTTCAAAAGGTACTACATTAGAATCTAAATATGTCAAATCTATACTCCTTTGCAATGGTTGACGCTGTGCCTTACTGATTAATGTTCTGATAGTATTTACCAAAGATGTATGTAGATAGGTATGAAAAACAACCCCTCTGGAGTCATCATAGGCTTTTGCAGCCTTTATAAGAGCAATTCGTAGTTCTTGAGCTAAATCTTCATTGTCTAACCCAACAATAAAAGAATTTGATACCATTTTTTGTATCTTAGGCTCCCACTGTAATATTAATTTGTCGTTTATTTCCAAAGTCTTTTGTTCGTTTTTAAATCCAAATGGATTAATTATTACAGTAATATCATGCTAACACATTTTATACTCAATGTGCAACTCGTTTTCCCCTGTAATAACACCCGTTAGAACAGTATATATTATTATACCCACTATTATACTTTTGTATTATCTGACTTCGTTTTCTATAGAAAGGTACACGACAGTAAGAACAGTTTATTTTTATATTGTAATATTGGAAATGACAAGAGCCATCATGTACTAGTTTTGTACTAATTTCCTCACATATTTTGCAGTGCCTAACATTCTTCATTTTCTTTGCCCGAATAGTAGGTACATTATTTTGTTTCAGTACTTTGTATATATACTGACGGGACACACCAAAAGCATCACCGATTTGCTGAAGTGTATCATGTGGGTTATTATATCTATGTTGTATGATTTTAGAAGTCTGAGAGACTTGCGTTCTCTTTCTCATAGCCTTTTACTGCTGAAATGATATCGTTTTTCCATCTTGTTGATAATTCATTCGTAGTTAGGTCACTTGATTGAGTACCTATTCCTAAAATATTTCCCACAGCTGCTTGCATTCTAGTCCATTGTGCATCTGTAAAAGATACTGTTACGTCTGGCATTATTTATTCTCCTTTAGTTTTTCTACTTCTTCTTTTAGTTTTTTAATTTCCATTAATAATATTACTGATAGTTTGTCGTAAGAAACACTTTCAGGTTTGTTATCTTTATAGTTTACTATTTCCGGAAAGATTTCATGTACTTCTTCTGCTATCAAACCAATATCTTTTACACCTTCCATAGCAGAATTTTCATTCCACTCGAAGTCTACAGGTCTTAAATTATCAACTTTATTTGAATCTAAAGCAATATCTATAATGTTTCTTTTATATTTTCGAGAGGATGATTTAGATAGTACTACATTGGAACCATTATGTACTAAGTCTGTACCACTCCCAGAACCTAATTGGTTTAATACAAGCCCACCATTATAAAATGTTCCTCTTATAGTTCCTTCCGTAGCAAAGCTCACTTGGTTAGCAGCAGATTGATACATACCTGTATCTGTATCCCCATTAAATGTGTA